CCCTACTTCGTTTATTGTACTTATGCGAGTATGTTGTCTACTCGGAAGATACGGTAGTATGTGTTGGTTTTGCTTGTTGCAAGACCGTCTGCTGGAGTAGATCCAACGAATGGGTTTGATGCCATGCCGTAACGAGTTTTGAACCCGATGCGAGGTTGGAATGTATCTTCACCAACCGCACGAACCATAGTTAATGGTACGTAAGGACAGTAGAAAACACCAGCGTCATAAGGGTTAGTACCTTTATAACCAACGTTACAATAGTCTACTGACGCATATGGGTCGATATAAACTTTTGTTCGTCAGTTAAGAACACCAGCGAATGTGTTTCCTGTGTCATCTACATTTAAAGACGTAGACATAGCAGGAGCATAATCCATCATTCCAGAAGCAGCTAGACCAGATGCAACGTCAGAAGAACATATAATAAAGTTACCTTTACCACGTCTTGTATCTTTTGCGATTTGATTTGCTTCTCTTTCGATCTGCATTATTAGACCTTTTAAACGTTCAACACTCCAACGACCATCTGCATCTGTTGACAAGTCAAAGATACCGTTGATTGCTGTGTTATTAGTTAAAGCACCAGTTTTTGCTTGTGCGTTAATTGTTCTAATAACTTCTCTGTTGATCTCAGCAAGAATCTCAGTAGATAAGATGTTTGCTAATTCTGTTTCAGCATCCAAACCGTGGATTGCTTTAAGATCTTGAGCAAGTTCAAGAGAATATTCTGCTTTCAAAGCACGTGATTTTGCAGTCACAGTTGCTTTTTCGATGGTGAAACCCATCTCACTGAATGCAGTTGATGGTCCTTGACCAGTAGATCCAAGACCCTCGGCATTGGCAGTAGACATACCACCTGCTTGTGTTGGACCAACTCTAGAGTCATCGATAGATGAGTCAACAGTTCTTAGACCTGTTGAAGAGTCATCTGATAGACCAGATAGACCAGAAGGTCCAGAGGACATAGCAGTTGAAGAGTCACCAGACCATGTAGTGTTTGCTTCGCTGAACAATGCTTCAGTAGAACCAGTTGCACCAGAACCGTAACGTGATTTCATCGCAAAGATAAGACCTGTTGGTCCTGTCATTGGTTGAACACCACAAACGTCGTATGCCATCATGTTAGGTAGCGCACGTCGTACTAGTGAGATTAAAACTGGATTCCAGTTCGCTGCTGAAGAAGTTGCGTTACCTGGTGCAGCCTCTGTCAACATGTTGCTTTGTTGTGCTTCTTCTTGAAACGCACGTTCTTGATTCTCAAGAATAACAGCAGTAACTGCTTTTCTATGAGAGTCTTTAATAACACCAGCAGATTCTTCATTAAGGACTGGTGCCCATTTTTCGACTAATTTGTCATAAGTTTCCATTGTTAATTCTCCTATTACTTAATGGATTTTTTCAAAGCAGTTAGATATTGATCCATAGATGAAGTCACTTCAGCATCTGCTGATGGTCCTCCTTCTTCAATTTCTTCCACTTGTGTTTCGACGATTGCTTTCTTGAAATGATTTTCTTTGATGATTTTTACTTTTGCAGAGAAAGATTCTGCATCATCGAAATCAAGATCTTCTACAAGAGAAGCAAGTTTTTCAACTTCGGTTTCTGCTAGACCATGAGCATGTTCACGAACTACTTCGTAGCGTTGGAACAATTCTAATTCTTCGGTCATTGCAATCATTTTACCTGTTGAAGTGTTGAGTTGATCTTCAAGTTCTACAACTTGTTCGTTAAGATCGTCAACTAGGTCCACTTTACTGTCTGGCACATCTATGTAAGATTCTACGAATAGATCTTTCATTTTGCCCATAAAGTTTTCTGCGATTTCAGTCCTAAGACCATTCTCGACTGCAACTTTATTTTCTGCCATCCAATTTTCGACTACGTAGTTTAGATATCCATCAACTTTTTCAACTAATTCTTCTTTAGTTGAGTTGATTTCTTCATTGAGTTCTGATTTATAGTTCTCTTCTAAACGACCGATTTCTTCGGACAGTTTTGATTTTACTGCCATTTCGAAAATAACTGCTGTTTTTTCTTTGAACTCATCAGAAAGGGTTGCTTCAGATTCAACTAATGCTTTCATATCGTCAGAAAAATCAATTTTGATGTCGGCAGTTTTGTCCGCTTCAGCAACTACTTCTGCTTCTGCGTCTTCTGCGACTTCAATATCTTCACCCATCAATTTCTTGTATGATGCTTGAAGAGATTCTTTACTTTGATTTTTCATCAAATGTGATACCATTGCATCTTTGAGACCTGCCTTGGTTTTTGGTTCGGGTGATTTTTTAACCACCTTTGCCGCCGCATCAGTTGACGCTAACGCATCTTCTGGTGCAGTTAAGGGATTGTGTCCTTTACCTTCGCTTACTTCACTCTCGTTTTCAACGAGGTCAACACTTTCCTGTTCTACTTGATCAGTCATGTTTTGACTCCTATATTGCTTTTTTCATTAACGAGAGGAAATTTTTGAATTCACGTACTTGTGTCTCATAGAGATCAGCACGTGGTGCA